GACTGAACGGGTCACGTGATATAGCATAGAGCTTAGCACGTTCGACTACCTCGCGAATTACCGCGGGAATCTTACCATCCAGAGCTTCACCAGCTAGTGTTAGATCCTCATCTTCTGCGATGAGATCGCGTGCATATTGACGCATTAGCCTGCCTGCTGCTTTTGCATCCGGAGCTGTTATTGTTAGTACAGCATCCAATCTTCCCGGCCTCAGCATCGCACGGTTAATCTGTTCAACATGGTTACTGGTAAGGATAGTGATTACCTCAGAATCCTTAGCTATAACACCATCAATGGTGTTCAGTACCTTGTTAACTTTAGCCGTCCGCTGTTGAGTCCCGATAGATTGATCACAGTCTTCAGCAAATACTATTGCTGGCTGGAATCTATCAGCAACATGCAGCGCTTCGTTTAGTGCATCCACATTATCGAGATGGATGAATGTCCATCCATTGCTCTCGCAAAGCTTAGCAATTACAGCGGCGGTCATAGTCTTACCTACACCGTATGGACCCGCTAGCAATATACCTCGCTTCAATGGTACACCCGCTCTACGACAAGCATCAGTTGCACAGATAGGCACAAACACGTTAGCATCCAGGTCACGTTGAAGATCATCACTGAAGATCAGTTCTTCAGGCTTAGTCTTCGACGTGTCCATATACTTCAATGGTTGAGCCATATCTATACTGCCATCGCTATCAGTAGGTAGCAGGATTGCTTTACCTTTGTAGATAGAACGCTCTGCTACTATCTCGCGAGTTCGATTGGCTAGTGCCTCGACATCGCCCTTATGCTTTTGCTTTACTTCACCTGCAATAGTGAATCTTGGATAGTCACTGTGGCTTTCCAAGATGGTTTCGATATGTTCATTACTATCAAAACCTTGTATTGCAAAAGCGCCCCACATTACTTGTTCAGTCTTGCCGAACCCTGTGGGTACTGATATCATAGTCGGTGCTCTGTCTGGCGCGAATAGTCCACCTCTTAGTGTTTTACCCTCGCTCCAGCCATATATCTCTCGCATAGCTTCACGCATAGCGAAAGCACCTTCCCATGGTAGGCAGTCTATAGTCTCATTGACTCGTACAATGAGTTCTTCTTGCTCACGTTTGCGTTCAAGTACGCTTATGGCCATGTTAATAGCCATAGGCTGAGGTTCGGCGGGTAAAGTAATCTTCTTACCTGCACGCTCAATATCGCAATCGTAGCTGTTCATGGTTTCTTCTTTCATTGGCTTCCTTCCCTCCCCTTGTGGGTTTGTTAGACACCTAGCAAAATGCTAAGCATCAGGAAATGCTCTAGCTGTTAGTCGCTAGAGCATAACCTGACACCTACCTAGTGATAAGTTTCCCCTTCAGTTGGTTGCATGATGGCTAGCTCGACATTGGCCTTATCACCATGCATAGCTTTTAGCTCTTGCGGTGGGCCTACTGTAGGAATATCGCGTAAAGCTTTTAGCTGTAATGCCTTGATTGATAGATAATCAACCATCTTCAATATATAGGCAGTATCAGCTTTACCTTCATCAGTAGAAAGTACCTTACGGACATCTATTTCAGGTCCACCATTTATGTCTGTACCTGTCTTCATCCTTTCGCCTATAAACTTACCTAGTGCAGATATTCCAGCTACTAGGATAGCTTCGACTGCTTGATCTTCTCTCAATGATTCTATGTAGTCATCTTCTTCAGTCCGAAGATCACCACCGGCAGCATCTATCAGACTGCGCATCATTGTCTTGATTTGAAACAGTAGAGAAGCTCTGCAATTAGGACACGTGTTACGTTCATTGCAATCAGGATTAGTACACATTCCATCTTGTGGCATAATTAAATCCCCTTGTTTGGTTTTGATAATCACCAATGATTATCAGCAAGCCCTGCGTACAGGGCTAGCTGCTAACAATTAGTTAACTCGTCTAATGTGCCACTTAGCACCGGGCTTACTATTACAGACCATTCACCAATAAGATTGAGTCTATACCATTTGCCTCTACGTTTACGTAGGACATAAGTATCATCGCTCCTGCTGATATAATGGTAAGTATTCTTACCCGCTGATTCAACCCTTGTTAATCTACCTGGTAGCTTAGCTACCTGATTAGTTTTCGTTTACATCACCTCCCGTTATTAGTTATTAAGACCATTACCAGGCCCCGCCATAGGCAACGGGGCTAGGTGATTGTCTCAACTATTCTATAGTTCTTTGAGCCTAGCTATTAGGAAGTTATTGATTGCTACTAGCTCTTGAATAGCATCAGCCTGAACAAGCGTTGGTAGTTGCTTGTTGTTATGCACTAAGCGTTGGTTAAGTAATTCAACGCAACGCCTAGTGGCATTATCTATTACTTGCATCATTGCACAAGTTAATGCAGCCTCAGTTACTTGGATAGTGATATCACTATCATTATCAAGCTTCAGTTGTTCTTGCATTAGATTATCTCCCCATTGTGGTTTCGGTGCTTAATTAAACACCATAAGCGCTCCTGTATTAACAAGAACGCCTAGCTGTTTACTTAGGCAATATGCCTTGGCTAGAGTAGCTTAGGTAGTCACCTGAATTAGTGACTACTATGTGATCCAGTACAGGTATTCCAAGTAGCTTACCTGCTTCACATAATCTATCAGTTACCTGATTGTCTTCTCTTGATGGCTTAGTGTCACCAGAAGGATGATTATGCACTATTATTATAGCCGCTGCATTGGCAAGTATAGCACCCTTGAATACCTCACGTGGATGCACAAGTGATGCTCCCAGCGTACCAATAGAGACTATATCGTGGCTTATTACCATATTCTTCGCGTTTAGGTGAAAGCAAAGAAAATGTTCCCTATCAGCATTGCCGATTAGCTCAGTCGCTGCTTTAGCAGCAGCATTTGGCTCATTCATAGCTATTAATTCATTAGTGTCATCTTCAGCTACTAATGAGATTTGGATGCGTGGTATATTCATAGAACTCCCCTTGTGGTGTTAGTTACACCGCCAAGTCCCCGCGTTAGCAGGGACAAGGCGCTATAACCTCTTATCTAGTGTCTGCTAATTGTTGCTTCTTAGCTAAACGTATGAGTAAAGCGTCGACAACCCGTTCGGCTACTAATTTATCCGAGCAAATCTCTTTAGCTCTGCCGTTTAGTGAAACCACACACAATCCAGACTTGGTTATGCCCATAGTAACACCATGATCATAACGCCTAAGTGACTTTACTTGTATTGACATTAGCATCTCCCCTTAGTTTGTTGGTTAATAAAGTAAGACCGCGGCGGGATATAATCCTACCACGGCCTTAATTGATAGCAACTGTTTATGCAGCTACTATTGGCTCCTGGCATGTGTATCAGGTTAGTAGACTCCCCATAGTAATCGGGACTACTATGGGGGGACTAAGCTTGTGCCTAGTCCCCCGAACTAGCTCCGATTGTTACTTGATTGAATCCGGTACGTCATCAATATAGGAATCAATCAAACTGTTTAGTGCATCCACGTCGAGGGCCTTAGCTCCGAACGCTTCACGTTCTAGCTTAGGCAACCTGATTCCACGGCGAGAGCGATAGTCTGAAGCCCGCGCGCATATTGACGCGACTTTCAGCCCCGTACGCTCAGACATCCAGTCTAAGTCTTTGCCTAGTTTGACCATCGTCATCCAGGCGGCGACGAATTCACCGGCACTAACTTTAGCAGCACGCACGGTCCTGCGTGCTACTACGGCAGTCTGCCCGGCATGTTCAATAGCCTGCTCGGTGGTTTCGCCTTGTTTCCGAATGATTGCGCTGTCTAGTTGTGGCATTGTATTTCCCCTTGTTGTCAGTCAGTAACCCGCTGGAAACCAGCAGGGGCCGCGGGGGCCTATCAACGCGCCAGAAACGCCGCACGGTGGCTCCTAAGGCCATCGCGCGGGGTAAAGGGTACGCTCATAGCCCCCCACGACCAAGAACCGCTTACGCGGCCTTAGTGTGGGGGTACAAGGGGGGAGTATTCGCACCTCAGCTACTATCATATCGACCGTAGCAAGGTGCGTCATATTGGCTGGTGAGCATCGCTGCGCCTATAGTCGGTACTATTGGCGTCACCAGTCTACGCGTGACCATCCGTCCGCCGGGCTAGCTGTCCGCGTCAGTCCGCGTCGATAACTGGCATGCTGCTTCAAAGCATGTTCCACCTAGCCTACCGACATTGCAGAGTCTACGGGCTAGACACCGATTCGCTATCACGGGACAGCTTGCGGGGTCTACTGAGTGAGTGACTCACGGCACTCAATCGTCATCATCATGATCCGCCCGCGGGGATACTATGTCAACAATAATCCGCAACATTCGCACATGCTCAACACCAACAATGCCAAACAGCAGCCTTTTCGCACACTTATCGGCGGGGACAATTCACCAGCTATACCAAGGGGTAGAGTCCAACAAGGGGGGTACAGAACAAGGCCACACACCAGCAAAACACAGCAGTAACAAGGGTTAGCGCGCGGGGTAGTGGACCAACAACAGTAAAGAGCAAGCTAAGAGCTAGGGTAAGGTCTAGGCGCTAGCCCGGGCGAATGACTACACCAAAACCAAGGCCAAAGTAGGCCGAGCCAGCAAGCCAAGCTAAGCCCGCAAAGCTAAGCCTAGTGCAGCTTAGCCAGCGCTAAGCCAAAAGCGAAAACCCCCCAGGGCCCCCCTCGCGCGCGGGGAATACCAGCCTTTGGAACCGGCCCAGTTTTAGCACTTATACACCAGTACACCATAGGGCATATGCACTACATTCTTGACTAATCTACACCAGTGCATTACGGTGTAGTGGTGCATAGGTTAGTTGTCTATATATCGGATGAGGCATACGAGTTATTGCGCCGCGCTTCTTTTGAGCGGGGGGTTTCGATGTCGGCGCTTGTCAGGGAAGGATTCTTGGCGGGGGTCAGTGCAGAAAAAATTCCGGATCAAGGCAAGAACGAGAAATTGAATACAGCCAGACAAGCATTACAGCAAGCGGAAGACAAGAACTTTAATTGGGGGTCATAGTGAGCAGATTGGTAGGAATTAACGGTACTAAGGAAAGCGCGGAAGGTGTCAAGAAGATTATTAAATCGCTGAATGAGGAACCTGAGCCTATTACCAGTATCGTCATTGGGTATTACACTACTGATGGTGCTTACAAGACTGCGTGGTCTACTTCGAAGGTGGAGCATTCTTCTTATATTCTCAACATCCTTCAGATGAGGGTTTTGGAGTTGATTAAGGAGAAGGGATGAAACCGGGGATTATCAGGATGGGGAAATCGCATTTCAAGTCTCAGTTCGGGCGTCATTTGTTATGTGTCCGCCGCGGGGCTGAGATCGTTATCTTTGAGGAGGGGACTCCAGTTGCTATCCTTTCACAACCCCAATGCAGATGTAGTGATAAGGGGGCCCACAAACATGAGGAAACTTGCCCATTGTGGGTGCAAGGGTTAAGATAACACTGTGGCTAGAAACACATCATGGATTACTGTAAGGATGATACAACCGTGGATCGGCTCAGGGAGCTTCAAAACTTCTACAAGCGTGCCTGTAATGACGCCATGGTACATCTGTGCGAGCACGAAATAGCTAAACGCGAGTTTTTGCTGGCTCCCAGTGATGAAAGATTCCATCTTGACTACAAAGGACGACCTCAACTTCTCAAAGAAGAGGGAAGAGATATTTGATAGAGCGCGCGCTGCAAGAGTGGAGCATATGCGCAATCTGCTTGTTGAGACTGAGATTCTAAAGAATGAGCAGAAACGCAGATTTGCTGAAGAATGGATCAGGTTCTACCGTCCGCACGATAAACAAGCATTGGCGCACTGTGACCCTTCGCGCATTCGTTGCGTCCTTGGTGGAAACAGAAGTGGCAAATCACACTTCTCTATGGTGGAAGCTTATGCGCATGCTATCGGCCACAGACCATGGTTGAAAGAGGATGATCCTAGCTACAAGATAGATATACCCGCTCCAAATAAAGGATTAATAATTGGAGAAAGTTTCGGGGAGCAAGTAAAGAAGGTGCTTATCCCCAAACTCTTAGGAGATCCTGAGAATGGGACTCCGGGGGTTATTCCAAAGGATCAGATAGAGGCCACTAAGAAGAACCAACAAGGTGTTGTTACCTTCATAAAGCTCAAGAATGGCTCGACTATTACTGCTCAATCATACGATCAAGATACTGATCTGTTCGAGGGCGCGGATTTCCACTGGGCGGCGTTTGATGAACCTCCGCCGCGGCCTATATGGATTGCTGTACAACGTGGTCTTACTGATCATCACGGCAAAGCCTGGCTAGCTATGACCCCGCTCAAGGAACCGTGGATCTACGACCAGTTGGTGTGCCAAGAAGGTGTGTCGGTCTTCAACTTCGATATCAACGATAACGTGGGATACGGGCTCACTGAGTCCGCGGTAGCTGATTTCGCTAAACATCTGACCCCTACCGAGAAAAGAGTCAGGCTCAGGGGCGAGTTCATGGCCCTACAGGGCCTGGTCTACCCCAATTACGTCTCTAATACCCACATCTATCGCGTTCCAAGGGTCAAAATAGAACACCACTGGGGTCTGTGGATGGCTATTGACCCGCATCCGCGCACTCCTCACCATGCTCTGTGGATCGCTATACGCCCAGATGAGCGCAAATTCGTCTGTGGGGAGCTGAAAAACGAAGACCCCAACAATCGTGTGGAACCTTTTATCGAAGCGCTGAAGAGCTACGAGGAAGAGTATTTCGATTACCCCGCTGGGGACATTCATAGACTCATTGATCCCAGCTCTCGCAACAATAACCCCATCGACGGGCGTACTATTTGGGATGAGTTCGCAGATCGTGACATAATCTGTGAAATGGGCAGCAAAAAGCGCGATATGGGCATCCATCTATGCACGCAGGAACTTGCATACGATGCAGAAAATGCAGTATTTCCAACATTGTTCTTCTTTGACGACCTACCAGGTATCCACTACGAAATGACCCACTACATTTGGGAAGATTGGAAGGACAAGCAGGGCTATCAGCGTACAGAGAAACAAGTCCCTAGAGATAAGGATGATCATTTCATAGAATGTATGCATAGAATCATCATTGACGAGCCATATCTGCCTGATCGTGAATCAGATTGGTTCCAACCCACGCAGATCATCCAGCGCGGCGCTAATTACGGGTAATCCATGGCTGAAAAGAAAATAATCAACCTTGCAACAGAGTTTTCAGAGGATCTTCAATCCGAAATCGTCGATGAAGTCATCCTCAACACTGAAATTGACCTTGAATCCAGATCGGACTGGGAAGCTAAGCGCAACGACTGGTTCCGCTTGTCACAGTGCATACCGGAGGACCGTGTTGTGGACTTCGAGGGCAGCTCAAACGTCTGTTTGCCTATGCTCGCCTCTGCTGCACTGCAATTCCAGGGCCGGGCCTACCAATCTAGGTTTGAACCGCCATATCCAGAGCGAGTTAAGGTCGAGCCAGTGGCGGGCAATGACGTAATCCGTGCCATCAAGGTAGAGAAGTTCCTTAACTGGCAACTGATCGCTGAAATGGTGGAGTATGAATCGGAATGGGACCGCCTGCTTATGGAACTGCCGATCATGGGCACCGGATTTACCAAGACCTTCTGGTGTACCGCTGAGAAACGCCCCAGGGTCGAGTATGTGCCCGCATTGGACGTGATCCTACCCTACGCTACACCTTCGCTGGAGCGTGCCCGCAGGGTCACGCAGAGGCTTCACCAGCACCTAGATGAAATCCGCGCTAAAGCTCACGAGGGCTTCTATGTGGACCTCTCGGAGAACTTCGGTCATACCGACGAAAACGCGGATAATGAATCCCTGACTGCCATATCTTCAAGAGAAATCCACGGTGAATCGAAGGTCAAATCCTCAGAAGGGCTCAACGTTGTCTACGAATCTCACGTGTTGAAACAACTTCCGGGTGACGACAAGCCGATGCCCTACATCTTTTGGGTAGACAAGGCCAACCGGACACTACTCAGGGCGACTACACGCCATTACAGTATCGGTAGTGCAAGCACGGATGTTCAACACTTCACTGACTACCATTTCATTCCAAATCCTGAAGGATTCTACTCATTTGGCTTCGGTCACTACATCGAGCCACTAAATAAGATCGCTAACACGCTGTTTAATCAGTTCATTGATGCAGGTCGCCTGACCAATGCACCAATGATCTTCTATGGTCGTGGAGCGGGAATCAAGAAACGCAACATGCGCATACGCCCAGGCGCAGCAGAACAGGTAAACGATGTCAACCAATTACTCATCACAAAGTTCCCAGGTCTCGACCAGTCCCTACCTTTGTTACTTCAGTCGATTGATAAGTTCACACAAGACATTACTGCCAACACTGAAGAACTTAGAGGCCGCGCTCAAAAGGGTGTCAGGGAACCAACAGTCAAAGGTCAGTTCGCTAGAATCGAACAAGGACTGACCACGCTATCGGTACTGCTGAAGCGCGTGAATCGTCAAATCCGTACAGAGATGCGGACGATCTTTACTCTCAACTCTCTATTCCAGAGCGAAGAGCGACAATTCCGCGTGCTCGGCAGCACTGATATCGTTCCGTTTGAAGACATCAAACGTGCTGATTTTGATGGGAAATTTGATCTCATCCCTGTCATGGACCCAAGCTTCGCCTCACCTGGCCAGCAACGCCAAGAAGCCGGGGAACTCATGCAGATATTTCTCCAACATCCGCTGATCATAGGCGACCCCAACACCGGCCAGGGTCGTAATGATCGTGCCTTACTGGCCGTTCTACGCGATCTGGTACGCACCTACAACAAACCTCACATCCTGCGAGAACTCCCTGATCTACCAGAGCCCAGTTTCCCGCCGGAAATCGAGAACGCTATGTTCATGCAGGGCGATCATGTTGAGCCAAAACAGGGGGAACCACACGCTCAGCACCTAGCGGTACATGCGGAATTCCTTACAACTAAAGCCTTCCAAGACCTGCCAGAAGATAGAAAGGATCTCGCGCGGGCACATATGGACCGCACCGAGATGATAGCGATAATCGAACAAAGACAGCAGCAGCAGGCTCAACTGCAAGATCCAACACAGGCAGCTAGTCTGTCGAATATTGGTGACTTGGCTGCAAGTGGAGTTAACAATGGCACGCTTCCCAACGGATCTAATTCATGATTGGCTTAATCATCCATGTTCAAAACAACTTATGCAGGAGCTTGATGAATTAGTAACTGAAACAAACCGCGACATGGAAGAATATATCGCGCAGGAACAGTTCTATAAATCTTCACAGGTGCTTGGATATTCCAACGCTATCTGTGATATAAAAAGCATCCCAGAGTTGTGGGATGGAGAGGAGACTGATGATTAGTAAAGGGCGTAAGATTCAACTAATTCCTATAGGTAACAGATGTCTCGTTAAGAGATATAAAGAAGAGGAGACGCAGGGCGGTATCTATATCCCCGAAGAGTCGAAGACAGCAAGCCTGCTCGGTGAAGTTGTTGCAGTGGGTGAGCAATGCGAATACGTCTCGACCGGAGAGCAAGTCTACTTCGGCAGGTATTCCGGCAAGGAAGTCAGTGTTGACCTCGACTCAGCAACTCAGCAAGATTACAAAGACGTTCTTATAATGACAGATGAGGATATCATCTGCCGTGTTAGGGAGTTGAACTAATGGATAGTGCAACGTTGCTTGGCACCCCGCCTCAAGACAATCAAGAACCAGTGGCGGTAGATGATACTACCGATAACACAGAAGATCAGTCAGTAGATTCGGGTGACACTCCGGAATCTACGCAGGAACCTACACAGGATCAATCTAGCGAAGATCAATCCAGTGAAGACAAGGATACTCCGGCCAACACTCCGGGTGTCCAAAAAAGGATAGATCAACTTGTTGCTCAGATTCACGATACTCGTCGTGAAAACAAGCAGTTACAAGAGGATATCAAGTTTGCTAGGAACCATCTTGACACTCTCCAGCAGCAAGTGCAGCAGGCAACCACCAGTGAACCTCTGCCTGAACTGCCAGAGGATGCAACGCCTGAAGATTTGAAGACCTACTTCGATGAGATGACTAGGCGCCAAAACGAGCAAATGCAGGCCAATATGGCTAAACTGGAGATGGAAGGTAAGATCAACGCTTGCAGGGCGAAGTTCCCTGATTTCGATGAGTTACACCGTAAATTCGAAACCACTTGTCTAAATAATGAGGTTCTGAAAACCCGCATCCAATCCTCCCCCAATCCCCCAGAGGAATTCTATAACATAGCGAAATCGCTGGATGGGAAGATAGAAGAACAAGGCCAGAGGGTTACTCAGGCAGCCGCTGCCGATGTCGGCGGGACTACCAGGACTGGTGGTGAGGCTGCAAAACCGAAGGTCTCAGATGATGAATGGGCCACTGTACAGCGAGTATTTCCTGGCAAATTCAAGGATCGTGACGATTATCTCAAGGAAAAACAGATAGGCGACTCACTCAGAGCTGCCCGTAGGAGAGCTTCAAATGGCCAAGGATAAACAGGAAACCCAGAAACAGGAGAAGATAGCAGACAAGGCGCAACCTAAGCAGGATTCTCCATGGGCAGATGCTCTAGCAACTGAGCGAGAGAAATTCGAGAACTTCAGGGCCTCCGAAAAGGAACTAGAAGCCTCTAAGCCTCAGATAGCAAAGAGGAAAGCTTCTACTAAGCCATGGACAGATAACAGACGTTGGAGACCTGATAAATTCAGGCTGAAACAGCAACATAACGGCTTCTGGGGTAGATTCGTCAAGCAATCAAATGTAGAGCGCAGACGTTCCATGGGATACGTAGTAGCTAATCGCAAGGATTGGGGTGGCCTAGCCGAGAAACTGATGGGTAGCAATGAAGGGAATACCTCCATACTCGAACGTGACGGCATGATTCTTATGGAGATACCACTAAGTATCAAGAAAGATGCAGATGAACTGCAAGAACTTAGAACTATGAATCAAACCTCAGCACCGACAGAATGGGCAGAGGAACTTGGTGGCTATCGCAAGCCTGGCCACTTCGGCAAAGGTCGCTGGCCTACGACTAGAGAGGGTCGTATTCACGCAGGTATGTTGCGCAAGAGTTTGACACAACCAAAGGGTGAAGAGTAGAATCAATACATAGTTTCTTGGTTGACTTATAATCATGCGCCTTGCAGGAAGGCTAAAATCCTGGACCATCGCGGATAAGGTTTCCCGCGCTCTTGGCAGTAAACTTTAATGATTTCCCCGGCATTGCCGGGATTGGAGGAATGCGATGGCGAATAGAGATATTCCCCGCGGGCTTTATGCTCCGCAATCTCAGCAAGGTGCTGTACCAGTCACGACTGAATACACCGCTACCAATGAAATCTTTATTGGTGATCCTGTAACGCTTAACGCCTCTGGCGGAGCTACAAGGATTGCTAATGGGCCAATCATCGGCGGCGTGGATGCAATCGCGATTACTCATGCACTTACTGGGGCGAAGGTTCATGTCTATGAAAACCTCGATGATCTAACTTTCGAGGTTCAGATAGACGACAATTCAGTTACAGCAAACAAGACTGGTGAGATTTACAATCTGCTTCAGGCAGCGGGTAATGCCACCACTCTACAATCAGGTTGTGAACTAGATGGTTCTACCGGCGCAGCCGCCGGGGCGACTACGATGATCACAGACATGATTTCAAACCGCCCAGACAATGATCTTGCAACTGCCAATAACAAGGTACGGATCAAGTTCACTGAATGGGGACGGGCACTCGCTAACACGTAAGGTAGGAGTATAATATGGCAACTTTCACCACTACTGCTCCTGACTTGCTAGAAGACGGCTTTCGAAAAGTCTTCCATAACGAGTTGGGCCGGTATGAAAACGAGTTTGACAAACTCTTCCATGTAGAAACCTCATCAAAACCGAATGAGAACGATACCATGATCGGTTCCTTGGGGCTGGTTCCGACCAGAACCCAGGGCGCTTCGTTGACTTACGACGATCCCCCGCAGGGATTCGACGTACAGTATGATCACCTTGAGTATGCGATGGGCTTCCAAGTCACTCGCATCATGATCGAGGATGATCAGTACAGGGTCATGAATCGGATGCCTGAACAGTTGGGCATCTCTCTTCGACAGACCATCGAGACCGATGGAGCTAACCTGCTCAACAATGGCTTCAACGCTTCTTTTCCAGGCGGCGATGGGGTTGCATTGTTCTCGACGGCTCATCCCCTACCTGGCGGTGGGACTGAGCAAAACACGTTGACCACGGCTGCTGATTTCGATCAGCCATCCTTGGAGCAGGCACTTATCGACATTGCGCAAACCGTGGACGACCGCGGTAAAAAGGTGGCCCTAGTCCCGAGATCACTCTTCCACCCGGTAGAGCTTCAGTGGGACGTAGCAAGGCTGCTGCGCTCTGTCCAAGATCCGGACTCTGCAAACAACGCCATCAACCCGTTGCAGAACTCTCTGACTGCACAGATGAACCATTTCCTGACTGATCCTGATGCTTGGTTCATCCAGTGTGACAGATTCTTCTCATACTGGTTCTGGCGTCGCAATCCAGAGTTTGGTCGTGATAACGACTTCGAGACTGAAAACCTCCGTTTCAAGACCACGGCTCGTTGGAGCAATGGATTCAGCGACTGGTACGGGTGGTTTGGCAGCCCCGGAGCGTAACAACATAGCGGGGAGGGGGGATGAACTGTCCCCCTCCCCAAGTGTCTAATTAAAGACACGAGGAGTTCATTATGGCTGCACCAAATAAACAGCCCCGGAATCTCACCCAGTTCCATAAAGGTATCGCAACCTCGGTGGTAATGGACAAAGATGCCATCGAAAAAACAGCAAACTATACATTGACCGTAGCGGATGGAGGTAAAACCTTCTTTGTTCGCAATGGCAATACTGTGATCTTCACCCTGCCAGCATTGGCAGCTAATGCCGCCAATGGCGTTGGCTATACCATCGTCAATCTTAACACCGACGGCCAGGGTCAGGTTAGTTTGTCCCCACAGGCGCTAGACGGTATCTCCTATAATGCCAGTTTTGTTGATAACAAGGATTTGATCAACACTACAGCGACTGCGAAACACGGCGATTGGGTGCATGTCCATGCTGGCGATAGCGTTGTCACGTGGCAAGTCCTTGCCGTTCGCGGCGTTTGGGACAAACAGGCATAAGTAGATGGCGACAGCAATAACGACCAGATTTCAAGGGCGTCGCCGAGCGATAGTAACTGCTGTCGGTGACGGGCTATTGGAATCCACTGCTGCTATCGTGATACCCCTGGCTACTGTGCCATTTCCCGAGAAGATGGCGGTCTCCCGTGTGCAATTCAGCGTAGGGACAGGGACTGTCCGCCTCTATTACGATCGCACCACACCCATAGATGTTTTTCGTACGGATGGTGGTACAGGTGGAACCTCTGGTGTTATCGAGTATCCGATGGGGTTCAAGGATACCGGCACTGGCGGTACCGGGAATCTGTTGCTAACCACTGTTGGCACTACTGGACAATTCACTATTGTTGTTGAGGCATCCGGGTAAGGGTGACGCATGAGTGGGCGTACAAGGCCACTGAACCGAATTAGGTTAGGCGATCATCTTGTCGTAGATGCATACGGTACTGAACGTTACGCCTCTGAGGTGGTGCGCGGGAAGTATGGTTCCCAGAAAGGCGCCGTTATCCATCCTGATGACCTTGATGAGCCTGGGCGTTTCGACCTGCAAAGGGAGCGTCGCCAGGAGAAACAGTTACCGTGGCCTGTTACTGGCAAACAGCGACAGACCTGGGTGCGATTAGATAAGGATGGGAACCCTGTATAATGGCTAATCAACTTACTACTACTGTTGTAGAGGAAAATGATTTTGTCTGGTGTAGTTTCTTTCTAGAAGCGGACACCTTAACAGGTGCGCCTACTGATGTCACTAAACAGATATTGATTGATGCTTCTACTCTTACTACTGGCATAACTCCAACTAAACTGGCAGTCATAAAAGTTACGATGGTAATCAATGGCGGAATGGCTAATATGCGCTTACAACATCATGTTGATGGGTTGCATACTGGGGATATACCAATACTAAGGACTAATCTAGCATTAAGTAACTCCGTGACAGTTGTGTATCCAGGCGATGGATTGCAAGGACCAACTATTTCTGGTGCAGTGGGTGATATAACACTCACTACAACTGGTATTGCTAATGCGAGTGAGTCGTTACATCTGATTATTGAGGCTCGCAAGGTTCCCTAATGGCTAAACCGACCTCACCAACCGCTAGATCCATAGCGACCCAAGGATTGATTCGAGCTGGACATCCTACGCCTAGCCCTGAACTGTTAAAACGCGCGGAAACTCAGTGGATACCTGAACTGGTCAATGAGATACTGACCTTAGCGCGTACAACCGGGGATGGCGTACTCCGAACCCTACATACAACGGCTGTTGCCCTTACCGTTGCTAATCTGCGTGAGTATGCTGTCCCCGGAGATTATGACTCCGATATGGTGCTAACGCTGCTAGATGGTACATCCAGGGGGACAGTTCAGGCAGCGACGCTGCAAGATGTAACTCTTGCTGCTAGCGAATCAATCTCACAGACGGACGCCCAGGGATCCTACATTCTGATGACCGCCGGAACCTCGGCGGGGCAATACAGGCAGATCACTGCGTATGATGCTACTACCAAAGTGGCCACCGTGGCCGATGCTTGGGATGTTGGTAAGACCCCATTGGCGGCGGATACCTACATGATCGTAGAGCGTCAGTGCGACATGGACGAGGAGTTCAGCAAGGAATTCGATGAGAACACGCTCAACACCGTCTCAGGGCCTCCGCAGTGCTGGATGCAGTTTGGTAACTCCCTATACCTGGACCCGCCTCCTGAGAAGGTCTATGGGCTCAGGTTGCGATATTATGCAGACCCCACGCAAGTCGATCTGACTGATCCGATCTGGACGGCGATCTACGAGCGGTGGCAGGCCGCACTGACAGCGGGGGTCAAGCTGTACGCAGAGGAAGAATTGGACGATGATAGGTCTAAGCGAACCAGGGAAAACTTTGCTACCTTGATAGGTGGCGTAATAGCTAGAGAACGGCCCTATGAGGATGAATTTGAGGGCCTGACCCTCTAGGAGTTAAACGATGAGTAGACGATACAGTATTTATGACGATGTAACCGCAGCGGCCAACCAGAGTATTGTTGGGTTGATCGGTGCCACTACTCAACAGGCGCACATTTATGAACTTGTTGTAGGTAGTTCAGCTACCCCGGCTGATCAAGCGGTCACTTATCGAATGGCGACTTCGACCGCCATCGCTGGGACATCGGTATCGAGAACGCCGATTCCGCTAGAGATCGGCGGGACAGCCTCTGGCACCCAGGGGCGTATAAGTTATACCGCTGAACCGACTTATACTACTGATGCGTTACTCAAGTTCTCCCTGAATCAGCAAGCTACCTTCAGGTGGGTAACTGCTAGTGATGAAGGCATCGTCATGTCGGCCAATGCTACCGCGGGAGTAGGGGTTCAGGTCGTTTCACTGACTGGTGGTTCACCTACGGTAGGCGCGAATATTCATTTTGCTGAGTAATAATGAATGGGCACGAGACAGGTTAAGCCACTATCTGTGGACCGCTCGGGGTAAAAGAGTTCTCAACGATCAACTGCGGACATTGTAACCGTGTTGTATGCGTGGCTACTTCATCGCAAGACTGTGAAAAGG